TATTAGCTTGATGATTCATAATTTCAGCAATAGTCATATCAGTTAAATTTCTACCAATAGGGCCTAATCCTGAAGGACCACTATATCCAACAATTCTATAACCACCAGCAGCTCCACCTTCATTATAGGCATTATAACCCCCATTTTTACTTTCTACGGTAGCAATTAAATCTAATAATTCTTTATAATCACCATCTAAATAACTTTCATTTTCTATATCTTCAGGTTTAACACCTCCTTTTAATGAAGGAATAGAAAGATCCATTTCCTTTCTAATATTTTGAAGTATCTCACCACTTCTATTGTTTATTGTTGCAGTAAGAGTTTTTACAATATCTTTAGAAACTATATTTCCTACAGAATCTCCACTTCCTGAAAGAGTTCTACTTGCTGGGACGATTCCACCTTCAGCCATGGCAAACATAGTAGAAGCCAACATTTTTGAATTAACATTAGATTGATTTTGAACCGCAGAATCAATAACATAGGCAAGATATTTCTCAAATCCTATTAAAGTTGGTCTTTCAATTTTCTGACCGAGAGCCATTAATTCAACACCAGAACTAAGAAACTTACCGAAAATTCCACCATTTTTCATAATGGCAGTATTCTTGGTTAATAACCTCATAGGACTCATTACATTTGGGTCATCACTATAAGGAAATAATTTTGCTAGTTGGTCTTTACCTCCAACATTTTTACCAGGAACTGTTCTTTGTGTGATTTGTTTTGGAGGTCTTTGAATTCTTTTTGCTCTTATTTGTCTCGGAATTTTAGAGGTTTTTCGACCTACAGTTCCGCCACTTTGCATCTTTTTAGGGTTCCCATAAGATGATAAAGTGTCATATAGAGCACCTCCAACAATATCACCTAAAATGCCTCCAAGAAGTGTTCCTGCAAATGGAATAGGAATAAAAGACCCTAAGAATGCTCCTGCAGTTGAACCAACAGCTCTTGCAGCAGCTCTTCCAATCTTTTCGCCAAACATTAAAGAAACGGCAAAATCTATAATACCACCAATAATAGGAACTCGTCCAAATAGTTTACCGAATTTACCAAAAAATTTACCTCCAGTTGGTTTTTTGGGAGTTACTGTTGCTGCTGGAGGTAGATGAGGTTTTAATAAGTCAACTAACTCTTGCTTTTTAAGTTTGTTGTAACCTTTAAGACCTTTTTCTTCAGCAATCTTTCTGAGTTGTTTTACAGTTATATTAACTTGTTTTGGGGGTTTAGATACCTTAGTGGTCTTGAAGATGTTACCTGCTCCACTTCCGCTAATAGCAAGACCTGCAATAATTGCAATATTTAAGAAGGTATTAAGAGATTCGCTTAATTCATCAAATGTTTTTTCAAACTTATTTCCAGTAACATCTTTAAAAATCTTTCTAATCTTATCGTGAACTTTATATCCAAAATCAATTGCAGTGATGACACCATTTAAAACATTTCCAGCGAACTTTTCAACGAAATTTATTACTGGAACCAAATTTCTGGTTGCATTCAAAATAGTCGGAAGATTCTTAAGAACAAAAGGCACAAATTTGCCCATTGTTGTATAAAGAATAAAGTTTCTTATTGCATCTAAGAATCCAGTTCTAGGGAGAGTGCCTCTGAAGAAATTTATTGGATTAGATTTTCTTAAAATTTCAAGATTAGATTCTTTATCTCTTCTTTGTTTTTGTTTCTTATATTGTTCTTCTTCCGCTTTGAGTCTTTTTTTACCCTTTAATCCTAAAATAACATAAGCATCAATTCTGCGCATGTTATTGTTAATAGTCTTCAATTCAATAACTAAAGGATTATTGATACACTGTGGGTCAAGAGTTACAGCTTTAGGAATAAAAGAAGACCGTTTAAAAACCGCCATTAGCCTCTAATTCCGTAAGTAGCTAAAGTTCCAGAATCGCCATATCTATCTGTAATTCTAGGAATTGCAGAAAAATCTGGAACCTCTGAGTGACCTGGAGGCATTGTAAGAGCCTTAGTTTTTCGCATATCAATTGGAGGAAGTTCAGTAATGACTACTGCTGGTCTTGGTCTTGGAATTGGTGTTTTTATTGACGGTGAACTTGGTGCAAGAACTGGAGCAAATGATAAAGCGTTTGATTCAGACTTTTGAGTTTCTGAAATGCTCATTGGACGCATTGATACAGTTCTAATACCTGGGGGTTTAAGAGAAGACTTAGATTGGCTTAAAAAATTATCAGGTTGTGAAGAAAGACCTAGAGTTGGGGCCATTCTCATTTGTTGGTCTTTTGAAATAATAAATGTAGAGGTTTTCTTGTCTTTGACACCTGAAGAACTATTGGAGCCTATGTTAAATTTATTCTTCTTAATATGCTCAGAGAATGAGTTTTTTGAGAAAGAATTATGAGATAATTGATTATAGATTGAATTGTTTCGTTCAGAATTAAATACAGGAGAAGCTCCTTGCCCTGAGGAAAGAGCTAAGAGCATATTATAATCTGGTTTTCTTATGTTCGGTAGAACAGTTGGTGGCTGAATTGTTTTTTGAATGTTTGCATTAAGACTCAAATTAGGCATAGTAATATTGGAATAATTCTTTCCAATCATGCCACCTTGTTGAGCAAGTTGAATATTATTAGCAAACTTAGGTTTATTTGAAGAACCTGCCATGAGATTCATTCTTAAAAATGTATCCGCTCCAAATTTATCTACGGCAGCCTTAGATATAACAATTTCTCCAGGTTGAGCAGCAATAAGTTGTGTATCAGGACCTGCTCCAGTAATTGCAATACCACTTGATTCATTAATTGGTCCACCTTCTGCATAACTTATGTCACTTATACGTTGTTCTTCTGGTGGAAACAGATTGATTTTAGGAATAAATCCACCACTCGAAAAAGCTGGTGTTGGAGGTGTTTTTTGGGTTGTCTGAATAGCTTGTTTTTTAATCTCTTCAGACGTTTCTCCTTCTTTATTAAGTTGATTAAAATAATTTCCTGCAAGTAATGCTGTTCCCGCAACACCTCCAAGAATTAAACCAGCTTTACCAAATTTTTTTAAACCTAAAAGAATACCTGGAATACCAATCTTTTTAAGATGGAGAATAGTTGAAACCGCTAGCTTTACTGTAGACCTTATTGCAGCACCAAATCGAGTTCCAAATAGAACAAAAGCACCGAGAAGAGCTGGCCACCAATCGCTTAAGAACCTAGAAAGACTCTTAATCTTTTTCTCATTGGCTGGGTCTGAAAACCATTTAATAACCTTTCCAATCAATCTACCAGCAATCGTAAAAAGAATGAATTTGAATATGGAATCAAAAATATTTTTTAATGGTGTAATAGTTTGTCTAAAGGTATTAGACATTCTTCTACCTGAAGACTCTAAAAGTCTTTCTTTTTCTCTTCGATTTTCTTGTTCCTTTTCTTGTTTTAGTCTTTCCGCTGTTTTTTTATCTAAAAGATGTTCGGCCTTAAGAGCATCAAGTATTTTAGAAGCCGAGTCATTAATAATACTCAACATTCCTAACATATCATCGCAACAGTTACAACAATTATTAGAATTATTTGTGTTATTAGCTGGTCTGAGAGGTGATGAAAGACCTCTCATTTTACCTTTAGGTCTTGGGGGTTGTATGCGGCTTGGTCGTTGTGTTTGTTGTGGAGAGTCAATATCTTCTCTTATTTGCGATAAGAGTGCATCTAAATCTGGAAGATTTTTTCTTTTCGGATTCTGACTTGCCATGGTTATTTGTTCTTTTTAGCCTCTTCTTCTTTTTCTAAATGATTTTGCAGAAGTGTTGTATAAATTTCTCTTTCGTAAGGTGGATTATTTTCTATAAAATCAATACTCCATTTACGAAATTCACATAGAGCAAAATTCAATTCATAATAAGATTTGAGGTCAATATACATCATTAAGATGTAAAAAAATCACCTAACCCTTCTAGTACAACTTCACTCTTAACTTTTGTCTTTGGATTTTCTACTTCAATCGTGTGTGATAACTTGGGCATTGTTTCAAAAAATGTCTGCACTTTTGAGAATGAGGCTGTGGTTAATTGCTCAAGAAACTCCAACCATTTGTCTTTAGTGTAATCATTATGCTCGTAAACCTCGTTTTTATCACATAGTCTATCAATACAATCAATAATCAAATCAAAAGATTCATCAATATTGATAGTCTCTGGATTAAAGTTATTTTTAATAAATTGGTCAAGAGATGGATATTTAAACTCAAGAATCATATCTGAATCCAATTCAATTTTATTCGTATGCTCTGGATTTTTTATAACGTTAATATCATTGATATTAATTTTAACATGAACTTCAGTTTCACCATCATCTGGACAATAGATTTTTAAGTCGAGTTCTTCACCAACAGACTTTCCTCGAATATTTAAGAACAAATATTCAATATCAAAAGAAGGAAGTTGTTCAACTTTAATACCTTTGGTTACAACACAATTTGTAATAATTTGTTTAACAGCATTAGAAATTTGTTTAACATCTTGAGATTCTACAGCCCATAGAAGAATCTTTTCTTCTTTAACAAGAAAGGGACGATATTTAATCTCTTTACTATTGGAAGGAAGTATAAGATTATAAATGGGAACGGAGATTTTAGGTAATGACATAATTACTGTAATGGATTTGTGTTATTTAGTGAGTCTTTCTCGGACATATCTTAGATAAGTAAAGTTCACATTACATTTAAGAACTGTACTACTTTCATAAGAAACTGGCATAGAATCTATAGAAATAGGAAAGGCATGAATGAACTGATAATTCATTCTGGGTCCAGTGAGAGTAGGGTTTGTATTTTGAGTATTTACTACTGCTCCCATGCTTCTTTCAAACTTTGTAATTCCTATCGAACCAACATAAGAATCTCTGAATTTCATCCGATAAGAAGCATTATAATTTCGATACGATTCTCTGTTATCTTCTCCTACAATGAAATTAAACCAACTCTCGAAAAGTTCGACAACTTCATATTTTAAATCAACATAAAAAGTAAAGGAGGAAAAATCATCATATTGTCTACGATAAACCATCTTTTCAGTCACACCTGGATAATCATTTGTCACTTCATGAGTAAATAAACTACTTCCAGGTAATGTGGCATTCGTACACATTAAACAGATATTATCTAAAGAATTTACATTAAATGAGTCAAATCTTCCAGTTGCTGTTAAAAACTTTCTGAATTCTTGGTTATATGGTAATTGTATTTTTACGGCAAAATGAGACGTTAAAGCTGGACTTAAAATTGTACTTTTAAGAGAATCTATAGTTCTTGGGCTAATATTGGCCTGTAAAGACATAAATAAGTACAAGTTCTATGTATTCTATTTATTAAGTGGCTGAGAAGAATTACATACAAAACTTTTTTAAACCCTCAAATCCTCAAAAATATATTGGAAATGTAAATGAAATTGTCTTTAGAAGTAGTTATGAATTAAAGGCATTTCATTGGTGTGATACACAAGAAAACATTTTAGAATGGAGTAGTGAAACAATTACAATAAAATACTTTGACCCAACAACAAACAAAATAAGAAGATATTTTCCTGATTTGTATATAAAAATTATGGATAAAGAAGGAGTTTTGAAAAAGTATATTATTGAAATTAAACCTAAACGACAGACTATTCCACCAAATCCTTCTCCAAAAAAGAGAACAAAAACCTACATTGCTGAAACAAAAACCTATGCCAAGAATCTAGCAAAATGGTCAGCAGCCGAAAAGTTCTGCAGTGAGAATGGAATGATTTTTAAACTTGTTACTGAAAAGGAGTTAGGAATATAATGAAATTCCCAAGAAAAATGGACTTCGTTGCAAGAGCTGCATTTACTACAATGCAAGCTCTTAAAGGTTTTTTCTCTCGTCTAGGAAAAGCTAGTGAAGTAAGAATAAAAAGACTCCAAGACCAACTTAAGAAACTTGTAGAAAGACCCGGAGAACCTTCTAGGTCTATTCTTAATGAATTAGATACTCTTAAAGAAGAAACTGTTGAATTTTATGCTGTTAAAAACTTTGTTGAAAAACTCCCGGTTGGGTTAACTCAACCACAATATTTCAATCTAACTATTGAGCTTTTGTCGAAATTAGGAAGAGCTGAAGAGGCCATGGATAATCAAGGCCTCTATACTTTTAAATATCGGGCAAAGACTGCGGGCAAATATTTTGATGTTCATCCCGTCATTATGTACACGACAATAAGTTCAACATATTTTAAGGGATATAATTTTCATTGGGAAAGAGCACCTGAGTATGTTGAAAGTGTTTTTCGCACTTATCTTTTTACAGGTGTTCAGAGTAAATTTTATAGGATTTTACCACATGAATTAGAAGAATTTTTAAAAATTCCTACTTTCATGCCAATTTATATCCCGAAGATATACTAAATAAGATATATAAATCGTTCAATAATGGCTTGTAAAACTGTAACTCTTCCGCCATTTAAAGCGACTTTACAAGTACGGAATTCCTCATCTATTGCAGATAGTCTGAATAATGTTTCAAATTCTGGAACAGTTGCAGGTGCTTTTAATATCAATTCTTCAGAAAGAACATATGAACCTGTCATCAATCAGTGTAATGGAGATGTTACAGTTTTTGAAGTAAAACCTAATGGACAAAAAATTGCTAAAATAACAGCCAATAAAAGTGATAAATGGAAGCCAAAAGTTGTAGATAAGTCAGAATCTTCGATTATTCAAAAAAGTCTCATTGAAGATGTTTATAAGAAAGGAAATATTGATAAATTAAGAAGAATAGAAATACAAAAACTACCAGACCAAGAGATAATTGAAAATGGTCTCTTAATATTTAAAGAGCCTGAACAAGAAGACGAGAGCAATTATGCCATAGACTCAGACAAAATTTCTGAACTTCAAACTGAAGGCGTTCCTGCTAATGTTGTGGATAAAGATTTTACACCTTTTCCCCAAAAGTTATTTTACCCTGAAACTCTCGAAAAGAATGAATATAAACAAGACTTCATTCAGTTTAAAGTCATTCAATATCAACCTAGAATTTTTACAACAGATGGTTTAAAAAGACTAGAGAGATTTGATAATCCCAATAAAGAAAAACTCATTAAATCTACAATAAGACTTCCCATTCAAGGTGGAATTTCAGATACTAATTTAGTAGGCTGGAATGCTGACCCAATGAATGCTATTGAACAAGCGGCAGGATTTGCATCTTTAACTCTTGGGACTCAAGATATTAAGGAAACTTTTGATGAAGTTAAAGGGTCTATAGAGAATCTTCTAACAGATAAAAAATCTAATACTGCAATCGCAAGTTATCTTCATGCTCTATTTGCTAGAATGGCTGTAGGGTCTCAAAGTAACTTTTTTAGTCGAGCTTTTGGTTCTATTCTGAATCCTAATTTAGAGTTATTATTTCAAACCGTAGAATTAAGACCCTTTAGTTTTAGATTTGACTTAACACCTAGAAACGATAAAGAAGCTAAACAAGTCAGACAAATCATTAGAGTTTTCAAACAATCAATGGCGGCAAGAAAAGGAGTTGCAGAAATATTTCTTAAAACTCCAATGGTTTATGAACTTGAGTATATTAATGGAAACAATGGAAAAATACATAAATCCATTGGGAAAATTAAGACTTGTGCTCTTAGAAACTTTACTGTTAATTATACTCCAACAAATCAATATATGACTTATGTTGATGATGCTAATACAATGACTGCATATTCTCTTGATATGCAGTTTCAAGAGCTTGAGCCTATTTACTTTGATGATTATCAAAAGATTGCAATGGACGAAATTGGTTTTTAAAAGTTATGTCTTTTTACTTCCGCACTATTCCCAATTTTGAATATATTAGTCCAGACGAGAATTCTTCTATTTCAGACTACATTCAAATAAAGAATCTTTTTAGAAAAAACAAAATACGTGACGATATTATTGAGAATCTTACATATTTTACAAAATATAATATCGTAGGTGATGAAAGACCAGACCAGATTGCTGAAAAGTTTTATGGTGATGTTAGTTTAGACTGGGTTATTCTTCTTGCTAATAATATAATTAACGTAAGAAATGAATGGCCATTAGACTCTAATTCTTTTAATAATTATCTCGAATCAAAGTATGAAAATATTTACGGTATTCACCATTACGAAACAAGAGAAATAAGAACTTCAGATGATATTGTAGTTTTACCTGAGGGTATGAAAATACAAAAAGACTGGAAAACTAATGGAAATTTTATAGCAGCTAATGTTAAAAATATAACACAAATTTCTTGTAATGGTGAAGGTTTAGTTACCGTAACTCTTAATGATGGAATTAAGTCTTTAAAAATTGGGAATTCTATTAATATTTCTAATGTTAATGAATCATCTTATAATGGATTATTCAGAGTTACTTCAGTTTTTATTCCATTTAATGATGATATTGTTACATCTTTTACCTATCAGTTAGATGTTTTACCTACTGGTTTTTCTCCAACGATTACCGGACAAGAAATTGCTTCCTTAAGCATAAATGATGGAGCTACGATAGGTAACACATTCTTTTTTGAGTATTATGACCAAGGAAATTTAACCAGAATTAATAGTTCCTTTTTCTTAAATTCGGTAACGAATTATGATTATGAGTTAAATTTGAACAATAAGAAAAGAGAAATTTATGTTCTTAAGCCTAACTATTTGGGTGTTATTCTTAATGATGCAGAATTCTATAGTAGTTATAAAATTGGTGGTGAACAATACATCAATGAGAAACTAAAAAGAGCTGACAACATTAAGATGGGTTCATAAGACTTTAAGAAACATTGAAAAGAATATTAAAGGTTGTTGATGGTCTTCGAGTATTTTATGCATTCCGATGAGTTCGCTTGTTGCACAACCAGCAACATTAGATTTTGTAACATCCCAAGCAGCCCAACCTACATGATAAGCATAATCCTCACCAACAACTTCTCCAGAAGCATCACAAGCTAAATTTATTGCTTTACGCCATTCTGAACGGTTTTCTTTAAAGAAAACAAAATCACGTTTCTTAACAATTCTCAATTGCTCTTCATATAACTCGTCAAGAATCAACCAAAAGTTCAGAACTGCTTCAAAGTTAGGTCCTAAGAATTCTTCAGGGTTTGTAAGAACTCTTGGGTCTTTTAAGCGTTCTGAAAAGCGTTTGTGTGTTTTAGAGATGGTATTCATAAGACTTCAAGAAACATTTGAAAGAACGTTAAGGGTTTTTGGTGGTCTTCGAGTATTTTATGCATTGCGATGAGTTCTAGAGTTGCCCAACGAGCAGCCTCAGATTTTGTAACATCCCAAGCAGCCCAAAGTGCATAATCAGCATAATCCTCACCAATAACTTTTTTAGAAGCATCAATAGCTAAATCTATTGCTTTATTCCATTCTGAAAAGTTTTCATAAAAGAAAACCCAATCACGTTCCTTAACAACTCTCAATTGCTCTTCAGATAATTCATCAAGAATCAACCAAAAGTTCAAGACTGC